GCGTTGAGGGTTACTTTAATGATAAAAAAGTAGACGAAGCCGAGCAAAACGAATACGAAGAATTAAAAAATAAAATAATCAATAATATGGAATTTAATAAATTGAAAAAAGTCTTAGGCGAAGACTTGACGAATCAACTTAAGAAAGTTTTTTCTGAAGAAACGCCCGTTGTAGAACCTGCGATTGAATTAGCAGAAACTAAATTGTTAGACGGCAGCGCAAGTGTTAAAGGAACTATCGCAGTTGGCGAAAGTGTAACTTTAATTATGGCTGACGGTAGCGAAGTTGAAGTGCCTGACGGTGAACACACTTTAGAAGGTGACATTGTTATCACTGTAACGGGTGGAGTTATCGAAGAGGTTTCAACACCTGAAGAAGAAAACCCGTTGAATGACGAAGCAATGATGTCTAAGGTAAACGAAGCATTAGAGGCTCAAGCAAATGACTTCAACACTCAGATTGCTGAAATTCACTCAAAGTATGCTAAAGAAATTGAAGCATTAAACGCAAAGACCACCGCTTTATTTAGTGCAGTTGGAATCCTTGCTAAGACCGAAGAAGCTGAACCCGTTAAGGACGATGCAAAGAGAAAGAGCGTAAGCGTAGGGGCTTCTCAATTCTCAAGATTAACCGAAATATTAAACAAAATAAAATAAATAAGATGAAACTTAAAAAATTCGCATACGACACCACTGGCTTGCCTGCTGTCGTTAATGACCAATCACTTGAACTATTAATTCGTTCTTTCTACGAAGGAAAGACAGGTGCAACTTTCGCTAAGCAAACAGGTATCAAAAGTACTGCAGATTTGCATTACATCACAACTGAGTTATTCTACCAAGCTGACACTGCGTGTGCATTCAACGCATCGGGTAAAACTGGTTTCTCTAAAAGAACCATCACAGTTGGAAAAGTAAAAGTACAACAAGAGTTTTGTGCTAAAGAACTTGAGGGATTTTGGACTGAGAGAGCCTTAAGACCAGGCACTTCGTATGACTACATTGCATTTGAAGCTGACTTCACTAACTACCTTGTAGGTTTGTTAACTGAAGCTAAAGAAACTGCATTATGGCAATCTGCAATCGGTGGTTCAGGTGGTGCTAACTTGACTCAATTCGATGGTTTCAACAAAATCATTCTTGATGCTTCTGCTACTACAATCAACGGTAACCCAAGCGGTATCACTACTGGAACGGGCATCACTTCTGCAAACGTAGTATCTATCTTTGACGGAATATGGGCATTGCTTCCTGCTAAATTGAAAGGTAAATCTGATTTGCAATTCATGTGTGGTAGCGATATTTTTGATAAGTTAATCCTTGCATTGAAAGCTGCTAATTTATTCCACTATGATGGTGTGAACGGTTCTGCTTACCAATCTCAAGAACTAATCTTACCGGGTACTGGAATCAAGGTAGTTGCATACTTCGGATTAGACGGAACAAACCGCATCCACTTAGGTCGCACTTCTAACTTCATTATCGGTACTGACCTTGAATCTGACGAAGATATGTTCAACATCAGAGAGAATCCTATCAGTTTGACTATGATGCTTGACATTCACTTTAAAGTTGGAACTCAAGTGAAATTCCCGAATGAAATCGTAACCTTTAAATTAGTTTAATTATGGCTTGTTTACTATCAACTGGATTTACCCTTGACTGTCGTGATAGTATCGGGGGCGTAGATGAGGTTTACATCGGAGAATTGGAGTATTTAAACACTACTACTTTCACAACTTCAGCAGGTTTAGTTTCAGCAATGGCAATGACGGGTGGCAAAAAGTTCTACAAATATGAACTTAGACGTAACACGGCAGAGGCTAAAGCAGACAACGCAGGAGAGGTGACTTCAGGTAGCGGTTACATCATGCAGTCAGTTGAGTTTCAACTTGATCGTTTTGATGTTGCTAAACGTAATGAGATAAGAGTACTTGCTCAAAAGCCATTGATGTTTATCGTTAAAGATAAGAATGGTTTGTTTAGTTTGTTCGGTTCTGAGAATGGTTTAGACCTATCAACGGGAACGGCAGGAACTGGCAAAGGTGCAAGTGACTTAAACGGTTTTGTTTTGACATTTACGGGCGAAGAGAAGACTTATCCTTATGGAATTTCTCAAGCTATTGTTACTACATTAATCTAATAAATTATAATTAAAGAAAGGGAGGCTTAACGGCTTCCCTTTTTTTTTGTACTTAAGTGACTTTTTAATATAATATAAGTAATGATTCGACTTAATTTAGGGAGTAATGTGGTGGTATTGACTTTATCTGAGAAGATAACTATATCCTCGCCTAACTTCTTGTTTGAATTTATTAACAATCAAACGCAAATAAAGTACTATTGTATCTCAGCTGATTTAAGCCTATATCCTGAGAGATATAATAAGTTTAACATAATTGTAAAGACAACCACACCGAGTCCATTAGTAGGCGAAATTCAAATACCTTTAGGCGATGAATACACTTATAATGTTTATGAGCAAGTGAGTTCAACTAATTTAGTGCCTACTGGTTTAAATGTAGTTGAGAATGGATTGATGACCTATGATAAAGTAATAACCTCAAGAGTAGAGCAAGAATCTACCTTAACAAGAAAAGCATATGAGCCAAACTAAAAATTATTCATTCAGTAAGTTTCCACTTTATGCGAATGAAACTCCCATATTTCGCAGACAACCTAATATGTTGTATGTGCCTTATGGTAAAAATAACGATTACTCAGATTACCTAAGTTATCTTTATAACAATTCGGGGATACACGGAGCGATTATAAAAGGTAAGGCAACTTATATCTTTGGGAAAGGTTTTAAGATTAGAGCTGATTGGGCAGGGGATAAGGTTGCTTTAGAAAAGACTTTAAATTCTATTAACAATTCTCAAACGGCGGATGAGTTAGCAAGAAAGAAAATCTTTGAAAGAACTTTATACGGTGGATGTGCTTACTTAATTGAGTGGGACGTTTTCGGGGCAATTAAAAGTGTAAAGCTTCAACCGTTTAACACAATTCGGACAAACGTAGACAAGTCAGAGTTTTATATCTCTAAAGAATGGACAAGAGAGCAAAGTACTAATGCTAAATGGAAACGCTCAAACGGTAAACTTCCTGAAGATACAGTAAAGCTTCCTGCATTCGACCCCTTGAAAAGACAAGGCAAACAAATCCTTTATTTAATAGACGATAACCCCGCAAGTGATATTTACCCTTTGCCTGAGTACAATAGTGGCGCAACGCCTATTGAAACGGACATAGAGTGCAACTTCTTTCAGTTAAACAATGTTAAGACGGGATTCAGCGCAGGAACGATGGTTACTTTCTTTAATGGAACGGCTATTAATGACGAAGAGCAAGTAGAAATAGAACACGCTTTTAAAAGTAAGGCTTCGGGAACGGACAATGCAGGAGAGATTCTTTTAAACTTTCAGAATCCAAATACAACACCGCCCGAAATTAGTCCTTTGCGTTCTAATGATTTAGACAAACAATACGAACAATTAAGCAAGGATACCATAAATAAGATACTTTATTCTCACCGAGTTTCTAACGGTTTACTTTTTGGTATTAAAACACCTGGCGAATTGGGTGGAGGTAGGTCTGAGTTTGATTTGTCATGGGAACATTTTTCTAACACTTATGTAAAGCCTAAACAACAAGAGGAGGAAGAGGATATGAACTATATTCTTAGTCTTTACGGATTTATAGGTAATCCCGTTGAATTAACAACCTTAGACCCTATTGGAATAGAGTTAACCTCAGAAGTAATAAGCAGAACAATAGATGCTGATTCATTTGCTGATATGGTTTATGAAAGATTAGGAATTGAAAAACCAAACCTTGTAAAGAAGGATGACATCTTAACCACAATTAATAGTGCATCACCTTTAGTTGCGAATAAGATACTTGATAGTTTAACCACTAACGAAATTAGAAGTATTATTAACCTCCCTGCAATAGTAGGTGGCGATACTACAAGGTCAAGTACACCGTCTGAATTTAGTCAAGAAGAAGATTTTATCCTTAACGAGTTTTTAAAAATAGGCGAGAGTGCTGAAAATTACGAAATAGTAAAATCTTGTTTTGTTTATTCTGATTCGGATAAGTTCGCAAAAGAAGATGATCAAAAATTATTAGACGAAATAAAAAAAGGCAAGAGTTACAAGATTTCAGACTTAGCAAAAAAATTAAAGATTTCAGAAAGTGAACTTTACAAATCTTTAGAAAGATTAAATAAGGCTAACATTCTACAAGTAAAATACACTGAGGTTAAAGGCGAAATAAGTATTACTCCCGAAGAGATACAAGAACCCCCAAGCCAAGAGGTCGGCTTAGAAACAAAGTGGAGATATACTACAAATTTAGAACCTCCTATTATTGATGGGACAAGGGAGTTTTGTCGTAAAATGTTAGGAGCAAATAAATTGTATTCAAGAGCAGAAATAGATAATTTACAAAACGATGCAAGTACAAAGGGTTATAATGATGACGTATTCAAGTATAAGGGTGGATGGCAAACAATCAAAGGTACTGTTACTCATATCCCAAGTTGTAGACATTTCTTTGAGAGCGTGTTAGTTAAAAAGAAAAAATAAAATGAGTTTAAAACCACTTTTCGTAAGCACCGCCACCATTAAAAAATATGGTGTAATAGAGAATAATGTCGATGATAAATTAATCGCTCAAACGATAATAATGGTGCAAGATTTACAACTGCAACAAATTTTAGGGAGCGACCTTTACAATGAAATCGCAGACCAAATAAACGCATCGACTTTAACGGGGTTAAACCAAACCTTGTTAGATGACTATATCAGAGATTTTATTATCAACGCAACCATAGCAGATGGGGCAATAATATTTAACTACCGATTCTCAAACAAAGGAGTCGTAACCCAAAATTCCGACAACCAACAACCCGTAAGCCAAAGAGAATTGGAATTGATAGAACAAAAGTGGGGCCGTATGGCTGAGTTTTACGGCAAAAGGTTGTCAGGTTATCTAAGCGAATATAACACCTCATATCCTTTGTGGATGTCAGGCAATAACAACGCTCAAGATATTCAATCAAGAGAATTAGGATATAACACTGGAATTTATTTAGGCAGGTCAAGAAGAAAAAACAATGAACGAAAATACTACCCATACTGTAAAGATTGCTAACAAGAAAATCACTAAAAAGAACTTACAAAAGTTAATGGTGTATATTGAAAAGAAAAAATGATAACTAAAAACATTCTTTACAAGTATTTTAAGGATTTTGCAGACAACCATTTGCAGATTAAAGACTATGGTTATGGTGACCTATCGGAAATTAGTTCGTCTACGGCTACAACTTACCCTTTGTTTTGGGTTAGTCCTCAACCGTCTAACATAAGTGGCAATGAGATAACTTACAATTTTAATATCTTAATCGGAGATAGGCTTGAGGATGGCGATGCAAACAAAGTCGAAGTTGAATCGGATACTTTTCAAATTGGGTTAGACCTTTTAGCGACTCTTAACCTTAATAGAGATGTTGACCTTGACAAGAGTAATACTTTAACTCCTTTCATTCACGATTTCAAGGATAGGATTGCAGGGCATTTAATAACTGTTAGCGTAACGGCTGATTTTGATTACAACGAGTGTGCAGTTCCAACTACGGGAACACCAACACCTCCGACAAGTTCTTGCCCAGTTGCAATAATAACAATTAACGGTGTTGCTTACGGGAGTGCAGCGAGTGGAGGAACTGAGGATATTGCAGTAGTGGACGGGTTTGGAACTCCAGTAGGGTCTTTGGTTAGTGGTAATTTCTTTTTAAGTAAAGAAACCGATTGGTCTACATCGGGATATACGGATGCTCAAGCAAGAACTGCAATTACAAATTTAGTAGATGGATTAATTACTGATGGGATATGGGATAAATTATATTGTTTTTTCCCATTTGTTGGAGGTACGGCTGCAAAGCATAAATGGAACTTAAAAAATCCTACAACATTTGAGCAGGATATTCTTTATTTTGTTGGTAGTCCTACGCATAATGAATTAGGTGTAGTGATGAATGGCTCATCAAATGCAGCTTATATTAATGCTAATCCAAGACAATTTAAAACTGGGTATGAGTTTAATTTTGGTTGCTATTCTCAAGGTGGCACATCAACTGCGAACACAATAGATATAGGTTATTATGCAGCATCCAATTCAGGGATTCATTTAAGTATTAAATATTCTACATCTAACCATAGATGCGGTATATTTTCAGCGCAAGCAGTTGCTTATAGTGGGGCAGATACATCTTTTTTTATTGTTAATAGATTTGGTAGCGCATATAAATCAATTAGGAATACAACTAATTTAATAAGTGTAAGCACCACTGCCGATGGACAATCAGTGTTACCAAATACATTACCTTTAACATTAGGTGCTGCAATAAATTCAGGATTATCAAATTATACGCTACACGCTGCAAGGACATATTCGGGCTATTGGTTTGGGCAAGGATTAACAGATACGCAATTAGGCAACTTTAATACAAGAGTACAAGATTTTAATTTAGCATTAAATAGACAACAAGTATGATAATAATTAACACTAATCAATATAATTTAACTAAAAAAGATAATTTAGTATTTTATGCTGCGCCGATTTTGAGTGGAGAATATATTGGGAAATTTGCTACAAGCGAAAATTCATTAGTTGAGTTTCCCGAAATATTTGAAAATTTAACTTATGAAACTATTGATTTAGATTCTAAAGTTTTTCAAGTAGATTTTACCGCCCCAAGTTTAAGCCCTTACGCAGTTGAAATCCCTGAGATATACCAATGGGCATTCCCTGAAGACAAGTTTGTTTTAAGTGGGTTTATTATCCCTTTAGATACTTATCAAAGTATAAGGGTTGTAAACTTAGCTTACTTTCAATGGTTGGAATTTAGGGCTGAATTAGACTCAGGAAGTTATGAGGCTTTAAAAAGGTCTTTGATGCCACTTTGGGACTATGTAACTGAACAAGTAACAAATAATAATATAATAGTACTATGAGGGGTTTAATTTTATATCTGACGGCTTTAATTTTAAAGTCTATTTTTTACCCTATTGGCTTCACTTATTCGTGCTTACTGACGTTGTTTAAAAACGGCTATGCAGAATTAGACGGATACCTTTTTAAGTGTGCGATTGCAGATGACCAACAAGCAAACACCTACCTTGCTAAATTGTTTAATGATATTTTAATTAAAAAAGGCGGTCATAAGTTCGGCAATCCTGATGAAACAATATCCAGTGTGTTGGGCAAGAACTTTTTGATCAAAAAACTTTCTTTAGCAGGAAAACTTTTAAATTGGATTTTAAACTTAATCGAAAAAGACCATAGTGTCAAATCAATAGAATCATGAAATTAAAATTTATATTTTTTTGGTGTGTTAAAATTTGGCGAGAACGGTATGAAGAATTTATAGCAGTCGGTGTATCTTTAGGACTTTCGATGATATGATTTACCAAGCAATATCTATGGCACACAACATTGAGAACCACATCGGGGGAATTTGCGGTACAATCCTATTCCTTTTTTTAGGGCATAACATTGACATGACCGATAAATTAATCACGTTTATTTTTTCGGTTGGTGCAGGTTTGTTCGTCCATATTTTAAAAGAGATAAACATAGGGCAATTATTAATACAATTATTCAAGAAAAAACATGACAAGAAAAACTAATACACCGAGATACCTATCTTTAATTAGAAAAGGTATGATTTATTTAGGAGGTGCAACTTTTCTACCTATGCTATTCGGTAAAATAGGAATCAAAGATGTAGAGTTCGCATTACAATGTTGGCTCGGAGCTTTAGGATTGTTGCAACTTTACATTGATAGTAAGTATAAAAAAGA